GTCCCGGCCGTCCTCGCTTCGGTGCATAAGGAACACGACGAGACGCTCGCCTATGTCCGCCGCGCCGTCGGCAAGACCTCGGCGCCGCTCTATTCCTACTTCGCGCTGGTGGCCGACGACCCTTCGGTGCAGATCGTCTCCCAGGCGCAGGTCTGGTACATCAAGGACCTGCTGAAGGACGACCCGAAGTGGAAGGACACGCCGGTTCTCTCGGCCGCGGCGCCCTTCAAGGCTGGCGGCCGCGGCGGCGCCGAATACTATACCGACGTGCCGGCGGGCGACATCGCGATCAAGAACGTCTCCGACCTCTACCTCTATCCCAACACCGTGCGGGCCGTGGCGATCAACGGCGCGCAGGTGAAGGAATGGCTGGAGATGTCGGCCGGCATCTTCAACCAGGTCGAGGCCGGCAAGGCCGACCAGGTGCTGATCAACCTCGACTTCCCGTCCTACAATTTCGACGTGATCGACGGGGTGACCTACAAGATCGACCTGACCAAGCCGGCGAAATACAACCCGAAGGGCGAGGTGGCGCATGCGGACTCCTCGCGCGTCGTCGACCTGCAGTTCGACGGCAAGCCGATCGATCCCGCCCAGATGTTCGTGGTGGCCACCAACAACTACCGCGCCGGCGGCGGCGGCAACTTCCCGGACATCAAGTCGGACAAGATCATCATCGAGGCGCCGGACACCAATCGCGACGTGATCGTGCGCTACATCGTCGAGCAGGGCACCATCAACCCGTCGGCCGACGCCAACTGGAACTTCGCGCCGGCGCCGGGGACCAGCGTGCTGTTCGACACCGGCCAGAAGGCCAAGCAGTTCATGGCCGAGGTGAAGGGCGTCAAGATCGAGGCGGCGGGCGACGGAGAGAACGGCTTCGCGCGCTATCGCATCACGCTCTGACCGGGACAGCTTCTGCAAGAGGGAACCGGCGGCCATCGGCCGCCGGTTTTTCTTTGCGAAGGCCTATGTGCCGGGCAGGGCGCCGGTCAGCGGCTCGGCGTCCCAGTCGCGGCGGGTCTGCGGCTTGATGAAGACCTGGCGGATCTCGGGGATCTCGGCGCGGATGCCGTCCTCGATGCGTTCGACGCACTGTTCGAGCTCGGGCACGCGCAGCCGGTCCTCGAACTCGATGCTCAGCGCCGCTACGATGTCCTCCGGGCCGAGATGGCTGGTGACGAGGCCGTTGACGCGGTGTACGGCCGGGTCTGCCGCTGCGAGCTTCATGATGCGCTCCTGCACGCCGGGGAGCGCGGCCTCGCCGATCAGCAGGCCCTTGCACTCGCGCGCGAGCAGGGCGGCCGTCAGCGCCAGCACGAGGCCGATGCCGATCGAGCCGATGCCGTCGAGCTCGGGCATCTCGAAATACCAGGCGCCGGTGATGCAGACGAAGGCGATCAGGAGGCCGGTGAGCGCGGCGGTGTCCTCGAACAGCACGGTGAAGGTCGTGGGGTCCTTGCTGCGGCGGACGGCCTCCAGATAGCCGAGGCTGCCCTTCTGGCGGCGGAAATGGCGCAGCGCGATGACCCAGGCGATGCCCTCGAACAGCACCGACAGGCCGAGCACGATGTAGTTGATCTTCAGGCTCTCGACCGGATGCGGGTCGCTGAGATGCACGATGCCCTCGTAGATCGACACGCCGGCGCCGACGGCGAAGACCAGCAGCGCCACGATGAAGCTCCAGAAATAGACCTCGCGGCCGTGGCCGAGCGGGTGGGCGCGGTCGGGCTCGGCGCGCGAGCGGCGCAGGCCGTAGAGCAGCAGCACCTCGTTGCCGGTGTCGACCAGCGAATGCACGCCTTCCGACAGCATCGAGGACGAGCCGGAGATCGAGGCGGCGACGAACTTGGTGATCGCGATCAGCAGGTTGCCGACGAGCGCGGCGTAGATGACGCCGGTCGAACCGCGTTGTGCAGCCAAGGGAGCTCTCCGTTGCGGGCCGCGCGGGCGGCGCGGCAGGGGATCTGGACGCCGGAAGATAGCGCGCGGAAGGCGGCCGCCAAAGGGGTGCGGACGATGCGGTGGACCGCATGCGCTTTTTTGGCCCGAGATGCTTTGCAAAGCCGGAGACTGTTTGCTATAGGCACCGCCACGCGCGAGGCGCTATCGTTCCCCGGTAGCTCAGTGGTAGAGCAACCGGCTGTTAACCGGTTGGTCGCTGGTTCGAATCCGGCCCGGGGAGCCACTTTTCTCAGCCAACGCGTTGTTTTTACTACACTTTGTAATCCTTGAGAGCGGCTTTCCCCGCTTTCCCTCCCCGCTTTTGGATTCACAGAAAAAGGCGACGCGACTCTCGCCGCGCCGCCCCTGCACGCCTTGCTACGGGCGGTGTGTGCTCTCCCGCGCGGCGCGCTTATTCCGCCAAGACGAGCTTATCGGCAACAACCCATTGGCGCTGCACGGTGCCCCTGCGCTCATATTCGATCAGGTAGCTCTTGCCGCCGTCCTCTAGTTCGGAACGCCCGACGACACGGCCCGCAAGATCGACACGCACAGTGGCGCCAAGGGGGAATTCAGAAATCTGAGTGCTCACGACTTTCCTCCATCGCTCGATACGACGGAGTAATCATGCGCGATTCTGATAGTAATGCAAGAAGATTCGACAGGTAGGCGTTTGCGCAATTATTGTCAAGGCAAGAAGTTTCAAAAACGCCTACTTGGTAACACTGCACATTATAGGCCGGCTTTGCGCATAGTTTCTTCTACAACAGGGTCGGTGCCAAGAATGCGGCGTAAGCCATCGTCATCCTTCTCCCGCTCCCTTTTCTCGCGCAGCCGGCGGAGCGCGGCGTTCTGGTTGTTTGCGGCCTTCGGGTGAGTCGGCTGGCCGCCGCGCCGAGGATTCATCCACGCGACTCTCATTGCCAATCCAACTTCGCCAAGGCAGCGTCGACCACGGCCGGCGCAAGTCCAGCCTCCTTCGCCGCGGCGTGAGCTTGAATAATTGCCGTCAAGGCGCGAGCCGAACCGCCCGCGTCGAAAGCTTGGGTTGGCGTCATCACGTCGATTTCAACCGTCGCGGCCAGCTTCTCGCTGGACTCTTCCGCTAGCAATTCCGCGATAGGCTGCAACGTCCATTGCGCCAGATGCCGCTGCGCTTCCCGTACAAGGGGGCCGGTAGTCGCTGCATTGAATAAGCCAGGCAGCACGCCGAACGCACCGCAGATTGCGTCGCGGGCCGCCGCGAGGCTTTCCGGCGTCATCGCCTTTTCCAGATCGGGCGAAAGGCTGGACGGCCGCCAATCGACTGCCGGAGCGGGGCCGCCTGCCGCGCTTACGTTGACAGACTCGCGCAGCAAGACACGGCCGCGCTGGCCGCGGAATGAGCGGGCTAGCGACGTATTGTCCGTTTCCGGCTGTTCCGGCATCGGCACAACTTGCGAGCCGAGCGGCGCGTTCTCGTAAACTTCGGCAAGCGCCGACTCGATCGCCTGCAGCATACCCGCGGTCAAAGATGCCCGTCGCAACGGCGCGGTGCCAAGCCAGGGTGCGGCCGGATCAACGCCGATGCGGAGGTGAAGCACTTCCCCTGCCAGCAGCGTTTCGGTCGTGCCGCCGCCCGCCTCCGAGACGGATACGCGATAAGCGACCGGCTTGCCGCCCTTGGTGCGAAGATCCCAATCCGAGCACGGGACAAGACCGCTGTCGCTGATCTTGAATACCGCCTCGCCCCGCAACGCCAGCGAACGTGCCACAAGCGCCATTGAGCGCCGGTCGAGCATGTTGGTGCCGGACACGGCCGCCATCGCGAAGCCGTTTTCCCAAAGCGAGATGCACGACTGCGCTGTCGCGGTAAGTTCGGCAACGCCGCGCCGACCGCTAATGTAGGACTCGCGTGCCGCCATTATTTCGGCGGTGAAGCCGGAAGCAGCCGAACGCTTTTCGACGGGTCGTTTGAACCAATCTAGAATGCCCATTAGACCCTCCGATACTGGCGAAGCAAATCCCCAGCTCCGCTGTTTGCCATTGCCGAAGCGGCCCAAGAGTCAGAGCGGGATTTGTCGACGGTGATGCTGCCTGCCGTGACGCGTTCGTGGGTCGCGCCCGGTGCGCCCTTCTTGGCCGCAGCCATGTATTCGGCGAGTCGGCGGAAAGCCTCGTCGACAATCTCCGGGACCGCACCGCCGCCCACAGTGCCGGTGAACCGCCATGAGCCGCCCGGCAGGCAATACCCGCCAGCCGGCGAAGGCTGGGCCGTTGCTGTCTCCCAATCGGAGCCGTTCCAGCGTTCAACGGTCGAGATGGTTGCCGGCGCAAGCGGAGGCTGCCACTCGCCGCAGTCGACCACAATCCACTCAATCGTGCGGGAGGTGTATCTATGCGCGATATACGCTTCGATACGCTGCCAGATCATGTCGGCATCGAGCGCGGCCGCAGCCGTCGACAGGCCGTCCGGTGCGTCTGGATAGGCCGAAGGAACGCCCTCGGCCTGTTTTATGGTGGTCGCCATTATGCCCTCCACCGGTTCAGCACGCGCCGCAGCCCGGCGTCGGGGGCATCGTCATTGGCAAGCGCCCAGGACCGGGCCGCAATCTGAGCGGCGTCGTAAGCGGGCCGGGTGACAAGCGAGACCTCGAACAGGTCCGCAGCCGTGACGGTGCGCAACAAGCCATCGGCCGAGCGCGTTACCATTTCGCCACCGGCCGGCACGCGAAAGCCCGGCGAAATGCCCTTCGTGAGACCGGCCGCCAGCGCCGCTAGAGCGTCGTTCGCCCAGCTTGTGGTCGCCGCAACGCGGGCCTCTATGTGCAAGGCGTCGTCGTCTTCGCGAAGTGTCAGACTGCCCGCCTCGGTCGAGGCAAGCGGCTTTTCAGGATCGTGGCCGGCAAGCAAAAAGACATTCTCACCGGCCTCGATACGGGAGCGGAAAGCGCGAGCGGCGAACCGCTCACGCCTGCCATTTCCGACCGAGGTTTCAGCCCCGTAAGGGAAGCGCCCCGATAGTCTGGACGCTCCCCCTTCGGTGCGCACCTCGAACGAAATCGGGGCGCCATACAGCATCTTATTCGCTGGCCTCGACGTTGATGGCGGTCAGCAAGTGAAGCTGCGCGGCCCGCAGGATGTTCACGTCAGCCGTGGCAAGCGCGGTCAAGCGAAGCATCCCACTCTGAGCGTCGGAGTACGGGTCACGAATGAGGTCAATTCCGCCAAACAGCCCCACAACAATCGGCGCCACACCGCCCGCCGAAGTCGTCAGCAGCGCGACCGACGTGTCGGGCGTGCCGGCCGTAAGCGTGGCGACGTTCGAGAGGATGTTGTTTCCGGCCGGGAAGTTCTTGACGTGACGGTCCCACTCGGAAACCGCCGTGCCCGTGACCAGCGTCGAGTCCATATAGTTCCAAGCCTGGCTGTGCATCAGCACCTTGATGTCGGCCGGGCTGTTCGCGGCATTGGCAGCCATGAAGGTGCCCGCAACCGCGCGGAAGATGGCCGACGAGGCATCAGCCGAAACTGCCGTAGTGCCGTAGCCATACGTCGACTGGCCGGCGATGACACCCAGCGGCTGGCCGTTGGCGCCAGTACCGTTGAAGATAGCAGCGTCAAGCACGGCCTGCATGGTGCCGTTGATGTCGCGCCGCACCGCCGCCTCAAGTGCCGCGCCGGACTGCTTAAGCGACTTGCGGGTGAGCTTCACCTGAATGCCCAAATTGTGGTCGGGCGACAGGGTGCGTTCGGTCGTGGCGAAGACGGTCGGGCCGGCAACGTTGGCCGTCTCGCCGTCCGCCCAGCCAGCCGTGATACTGGAGGTCGTCAGCGGATATTCTACAAGGCCGGAGTCGATATTGACCATTTGCGCGCCCATACGAGCCGCAACGGAGTCCGGGAACAGCCGGTCGATTACCGGGCGAACCTGCTTAGGGTCAAAGATACCGGAGGCGACGGTTTCGCCGGCACGGCGCTCGATAGCGGCCCACGGAATCGGCATACCGCGGAAGCTGCCATTGGAGCGCATTTCCTGCACGACTTCGGCGGTCGCGCCATCGAGCGCGCGGCCCTCGTCGAGAGCCAGCACAACCTGGCGCAATTCGAACTTGTCGACGAGGTCGGCATATTCGCGGTCAGAGCGGGTTTCGAGGTCGTTGCCGGCTTCACGGCGTTCAGCATCTTCCGCGATAAGCGCGGCACGGTAGCGGGTCTCGTTCGAGCGGTACTCGGTATCGAGGTCGCCCATCTTGCGGGTTTCTTCCTCGCTCGGCTTTTCCTTGCCGACGAGTTCGGCCAGTGCCTGGCGGATTTCCGACTGACGGCGCTGAATGGTAGTAGAAGTAAGCATTACATGCCTTTCGTTAGGAGTGACGCCCAAGCTTTGCGCTCGGGCGATGGAAGCTGGCCACGCTCGGCCAACGTGTGTTGAAGGTGGCAGGTCCGGCAAAGCGTGACGCAGTTGCCGAGGTCGTAGGCTTTGTCCGGCGCCACCCGCACCGGAATCTTGTGGTGGACTTCAAGCTGGCCGCGCGCGCCGCACTCTTGGCATTTGAAATCATCGCGGCGGATAGCGGCGGTTCTGACCGGCCACCATCGCCGGTCGTGGTGCGCTACACCCACGACGCGGCGCGGGCTTTCTTGACCGGCCGGGCCGACTGGCGAGCGCCTTCCGCGACCGCAAGCACGGTGGCGGCTGCCGGGTCGATACGTCCCAATGAACGGCCTTTCGCCAGTTTCAGGTTATTGGCAGGATCCCGGAGGCAAACGGAATCGCCAAAGGCGCTCCGCAAGAGCAAGGATGGCAGCGACTTCACCTTGCCCTCGAACACCGCCCGTTTCAGACGGTCGATATCTTCGCTGCCGTCTCGCCATCCAAAGCCGCGCCAAACCAGCGGCGCCCGAATGCCGGCTTTGTCGATGGCCTCGCCGAGTTCAGCTTGCTTGAAGCGGTCCATCGTTAATGCGGAGATATGCTCGCCCTCGACGTGCTTCACCACTTCGGCAAGCCAAGGCGCAACGGGCACCGTCTGGTCGCCAAGGGTCGACAACTCGCCGCGTTCGGCCATTTCCACATACCGGCCGGATACGCCATCGGCTTGCCCACGGGCTAGAAGGCCGGGCTTGCCGGGGAACGTGCCCAAGCATTCCAGCCGGCCGGTTTCGGGCCAATAGAACGCCGCAGCAGTCATCGAGGCAGAGCCGCCAAGGTCTATCCCGATGACCACCGGCCCTTGGCGCGGCGGAAGTTCGGCCACCTCGCAGGCAAGCCACTGGTCGGTCGTCAGCAACACGTCGCGGTCCTCGCCGCTGACACGTTGATTAAGGTTATAGAGACGCCACGAAGTAAGCGCGCTGCCGCCCCTTTCCACCGCTCGCCGGGCTTGCTGTTGCAACCATTCGAGGCTCGAACCGACACCATATTCCGCGCCGGGATTCGCCTTCCTGATTTGCTCGATATCGTCGGGAGCGCAGCCGTCATCGGCCCGATGTTCCTGCCGATAGATACCGGGCTGGTCATCGTCCAACCACTTGGAGAACGGATGCGCGTCATTGCTGGCGCTTGTGCTGATAAGCAGCATCCGCCCGCCGCGTTTGCCCAAGCCGGACAATAACGCGTGCTCCAGGTCGTCGCCCTTGTCGAGCGGCCAGTGGCCACGCTCGTCGCCAATAACCAACGTCGGGGAGGTGCCGAGAACGTTCTTGCCGTCCGCTGCAATAACGCGGATGACATGCGGGCCGCTATCGTCCTCAAACTCGATTTCGAGCCGGGGAGCGCGACGGAAGGTCAACCGCTTCTGGATTTCTTCAGGCAGGGACCGGGCAAGGCCGGAAACGTAATCCCAAACGATACGCCCTTGGTCGCGGGTACGGGCGCCTATAAGGCACTCCCGACGCGGCTGGGGGTCAATCTCGCCTAGCAGGTGTCCAAGGGCAACGCCGGCCGTCAATGCTGACTTGCCGCCACCACGAGCCACGGAAAGGACACCAATTGAGATGCCATCCGCCAAGGCGC